AGATTCAAACAATAATATTTTAGAAACATTCCTCTATCTTTCTCGCGTTTCAACCGCAAAAGATTCTCAGGGTGCTTCCAAGTTCTACAAAGATGTAATCAACAATCGTTCACAATACATCTACGCAGGACCAGAAAATGCCGCCCAAACAACGGATGTAGTTCTTGCTGGTGGTGTTGATTCATATACCACAACAGTTGCTGACATCACAGCTGCATATGATCTTTTTGCGGATACCGAAGAGATCGAATTTGATTTCGTTCTTTGTGGTGGTAGTCTTGCTGTTGAGGCAGATCAAGTTACCAAAGCACAGAAAGTAATCACTCTTGCATCAACGAGAAAGGATTGCCTTGCTTTCGTTTCCCCACACAACGGATTCCTTGCTCTATCTTCTTCTTCTGCTAAGAGAGATGATATCATTACTTTCTTTGATACTGTAGGAAGCAGCACTTCTTTTGCAGTATTTGATAGCGGATACAAGTATATTTACGACAAGTATAACGATACATATCGTTATATTCCTTGCAACGGAGATGTTGCTGGGTTATGTGTTCAAACTTCAGCAATTGCAGAAGATTGGATTTCACCAGCTGGTCCTTCTAGAGGAAACATCAAGAACGTTGTTAAGTTGGCATATACTCCATCTAAGACAGATAGAGACAAGCTCTACTTGAAGAGAATTAATCCTATTGCTTCTTTCCCTGGTCAAGGCGTTTTACTCTTTGGTGATAAGACAGCTCTTTCAACCCCAAGTGCTTTCGATCGTATCAATGTTCGTCGTCTCTTCCTATCGATTGAAAAGAGAATCAATCAACTTGCGAAGACAGTATTGTTTGAATTAAATGATACCACTACTCGTTCTTCTTTTGCTAATGCTGCTGGTTCTTTCCTTGCAGAAGTTCAGGCAAAGAGAGGGGTTACTGATTATCTAGTTGTTTGTGACGAAACAAATAATACCGCCGATGTTATTGATCGCAATGAGTTTGTTGCTGAAATTTATGTTAAGCCAACACGCTCGATCAACTACATCACGATCACATTTGTTGCTACAAGATCTGGTGTGAGCTTCTCTGAAGTAGCTTAATTTCTAAAAATATCACGAACGAGGTAAAGATCAATGGCAATTACAAGTAGTGTAAGTCAATTTTTAGGAAAGATTAATCAGGGTGTTCGCCCCAATCTATTCCTAGCAACAATCAACTTCCCTAACTCAGCTGGATCAGTTGGTCTTCCAACTGGAACAGATCAAAAGGAGTTGACAAATATCCTTTGCAAATCAGCAGCTCTCCCTGCTTCAAACCTTGGAGTTATTGAAGTTCCTTTCCGTGGAAGAACAGTTAAGATCGCAGGTGATAGAACCTTCGACACCTGGACTGCAACTTTCATTAACGACAGAAACTTCGTAGTTCGCAACGCCATGGAGCGTTGGATGAGAACTATTAATGCTCACGAAGCAAACACAGCTGAACTAGTTGTTCCTAATCCAAATGCTGGTTACACTGCCAACATTTTTATTCAGCAACTAGAAAGAGATGCTTCTGCTGGTGGTTCAGTTCTAAGAAGTTACAATCTTGTAGGTTGTTTCCCAACTAACGTTTCTCAAATTGATCTTGCTTATGACAGCAACGATCAGATTGAAGATTTCACAGTTGAGTTCCAACTTCAGTATTGGACTGCTGGAACTAACGGCACTGACTACAACAACAGCATCGCGTAGTTTATAAATACTGCAGGGTCAGTATTTTAATTAATTATGAGTCAACTATTTGGATTTTCAATCAAAAGCAAAGCGGAGGAATTGAAAGGTCAATCCCCAATTCCTCCTAATGCTGATGACGCAGTAACCACTGTAGCAGGTGGTTATTTTGGTTCGTACGTAGATATTGATGGCGTAGCAAGAAATGAGTTTGATCTTATTAAACGCTACCGCGATATGTCTATGCATCCAGAGGTTGACTCTGCGATTGACGAGATTGTTAATGAAGCAATTAATTCTAGTTTAGACGATTCTCCAGTTCAGATTGAACTTTCAAACCTTGAAGTTGGCGAACCAATCAAAAGAAAGATTCGTGAAGAGTTTGATTATTTGAAGCGTCTATTATCTTTCGATACAAGAGCGCATGAAATTTTTAGAACTTGGTATATTGATGGTCGCCTATACTACCATAAAGTTATAGATCTGTCTAATCCTAAGGCAGGTATTACTGAACTCAGATTCATCGACCCATTAAAGATTAAGAAGGTCAGAGTTCAAAACAAAGATCCTAAGTTCAACACAGTTCTTTCGGCAAATAGAGGTGGTGTTGACACAGCAATGTCATATGACTTCGGTGAGTATGTAGAATACTACATGTATAATCCAAAGGGATTCATCAGTTCAACCTTTGATGTCAACAACGCAACGAGTGGCGTCAAGATTGCAAACGATGCTATCACATATGTAACATCAGGTTTACAAGATCTCAACAAAAAGATGGTGTTGAGTTTCTTACACAAGTCAATCAAATCACTTAACCAGTTACGCATGATTGAAGATGCGCTGGTTATCTACAGACTTTCACGCGCCCCAGAACGCCGTATCTTCTACATCGATGTAGGCAATCTTCCTAAGGTAAAAGCAGAGCAATACCTTCGTGAAGTTATGGCTCGCTATCGTAACAAACTTGTGTATGACGCACAAACTGGTGAAATCCGCGATGACAAAAAGCATATGAGTATGCTTGAGGATTTCTGGTTACCTCGTCGTGAAGGTGGTAGAGGAACTGAAATCACCACACTTCCTGGTGGTCAGAACCTCGGTGAACTCAAGGATGTTGAGTATTTTAAAAAGAAACTTTACAACTCACTCAACCTTCCACCATCGCGTTTAGATGATGCCAACCAAGGATTTTCACTTGGTCGTTCATCTGAGATTCTACGCGATGAACTTAAGTTTGCCAAGTGGATTGCAAGACTTCGTAAGAAGTTTAGCGCATTGTTTCACGATATGCTTAAGACTCAACTCATTCTAAAAGGAGTTATTGCTCCTGAAGATTGGGATGAAATGCAAGAGCATATTCAATACGACTATCAGTTTGATAATCATTTTGAAGAACTTAAGCAAGCAGAACTCATGGGCAATCGCCTTCAGGTTGCAACTGCTCTCGATCCTTTCCTCGGAAAGTATTACTCTATCGAGTATGTAAGAAAGCAAGTTCTAATGCAATCTGATGCTGAGTATGATGAAATCTCCAAACAAATGGAAGATGAGATTGCGGAAGGTAAGATTCCCGATCCTGTTCATACCAACCTAATGAATGCAGCATCTCTGGAAGTTGGAGCATTACCTCCACCACCACCAGCACCAGTTGCGCCAGCTAAACCTAAAACATCACAAAACTAAATAATTTATTATAGGTAAATTAAATGGATACTATTGAAGTTGTAAATGCCATCCGTGATGGCAATCGTGTTCAAGCACTTGACAAAATTGCTGACATCCTCTACGGAAAAGCAGCAGAAGCAATGAAAGATTACAAGCAAGTTGTTGCTCAATCTTTTTTCGATGATCCTGAATCTCCCGAAGAGGAGGTAGAAGAAACACCAGCAGAGGAACCAGAACAATGAAACTAATCACCGAAGCAATCGAGGATATTCAAATCCTTGAAGAAGAAACCAACGGAAAAAAAGCACTATACATCGAAGGAGTATTCCTTCAAGGTGATATTAAAAACCGTAACGGTCGTGTATATCCTTTTGGCGTTCTAGAACGCGAAGTTGGTAGATACACTGAACAGTATGTAAATGTTGGTCGTGCTCTCGGTGAACTAGGTCATCCTGATGGTCCTACTGTTAACTTGGATCGTGTGTCACATAAGATTGTTTCTCTCAAAGCAGAAGGTTCCAATTTTATCGGTAAAGCACAGATCCTAAATACTCCCATGGGAAACATTGCTAAGTCACTACTGGAATCAGGAGTGAAACTTGGCGTTTCTTCTAGAGGCATGGGTTCTATCGAAGAGAAGAACGGTGCCAACTATGTTCGTGATGATTTCATGCTCGCAACTGCTGCTGACATCGTAGCAGATCCCTCCGCGCCTGACGCATTTGTGAACGGAATTATGGAAGGTAAAGAGTGGGTATGGGAAAATGGCATCATTAAAGAGGTTAATGTTGCTAAATATCATAAGTATATTTCTGAATCTACCAGAAAAAATCTTGAGGAGAGGTCGCTGAAAGCGTTCAGTCACTTCTTACAAAGTTTATAATTTCATAAATAATCATAGAATAAACATATTAGAATTACGAGGAATCTCAAATGTCAGATAACTTAAACGAAAAGTTTGAGGAGCTTGTAACTGAATCAGATGTAATGGCAAGTGCGCTCTCCCCCGCTATCGTTCCTGGTCAATCATCTGGTATCGGTCAATACATGCATCCCGTTACTGGTCAAGTAAGCGACGCACAAACACGCGGCGGTCACAAAGACTCAGGTTTCGAACTA